TTACTTAATAATCAAGTATATAATGAAAGAAGAAATTGTTTTATTAATGATATTATTTTGAGAGAAGAAGATACAAAATATCCGGCGATAAATCAATTAAAAGTTATTATGAATACATATTTAAAAACTGTGAATAAAAGTATCTTTAAAGGAGTTGATACTCCTGATTATTTTGCTGATGTTCAAGCGATAAAATATGATCCTGCGATAGCTCCTGATGGAACGTTACCACACTTTGATTGGCATACCGATGATGTATGGACACAACCAACTTTAAATCTTATAAGAAAACTTACACAGATTGTTGTAATTAGTGATGGAGAAACAGAATTTGAGGGCGGTAAATGTGAATTTGATCCGTTACACGGAACACTTGATTATGATGGTAGGAAACAGGGGTCATTGGTGATGTTTCCTTCTTTTTTAAAACATCGTATACTACCTATAACTAGCGGCGTTAGATATGCTGTTAATGGTTGGTCATACGGTCCTTCATGGAGATAAAGTGAATATATTAGGAATATCTGGTTCTATTGGATGGGATGGAAACTGGAGCATGATTAATGATGTGGATTATTGGGTTCATGGTTCAGGCGCAACATTGTTTGTTGATGGTGAATTGAGAAACGCATTGGGTGAAGAAAGAATGACTAGAATTAAGTATGATGGTCGATATCCCCAAAATGCAATAAATAAAATATTAACAGATAATGATTTAACAAATGAAGATATCGATGTAGTAGTATATGTTTCTGGCGCAGTATTATTAAGTTATCAGTTGAAATTAAGAGGATATTTAACAACCGCTTTAAAAAAATTATATCCTAATGCAAGAATAATGACATGTGATCATCATATTGCTCATGCAGCCGCTACTTTTTATACTTCAGGATTTGAAGAAGCTAATATTTTTACATTTGATGGTGCTGGTGATTTTCATCCAGATCAAAATTGGGATGCTCCAAAATTAAATAATTCTTCTTTTTTTAATGGTTCACTTAAAGATAAATCACTTGAAAATATTCATAATACTTATATAACCGAAGAGGGAACTAATTCATTTGGGGGAGTTTATTCAGAATACTCTATAATGATATATGAAATGAAAGTAAATGGCGTTATTCCTTCTGAAGAAGATATAGACAGTACTACTATAAATTACACAAACATTATGAAATCTGTATTAAATCTTCATTCATATTCTGATGTGAAAGATATAACAAATTATAATAGTATTATTGAAGATGACATATATGATAATCCAAAATTAAGAGAAACTTACCCAGGAAAAATTATGGGATTATCGGCCTATGGGAATCATAAAAATTTAGATGCGCCAGATATTTTTAAAATGGAAATGGAAGAAGGGTTTCCTATTATTACTACAGATAAAGAAACTAAATTACATATAATAAAAAATAGTGAAAATTATAAACCAGAAGATCTTGCAGATTGGTTACAATATAATTTTGAAAAATATTTACTTATTGTATTAGATAGTATACCCCCAGAACATAAAAAAGACAAACTGTGTCTTGGTGGTGGGTGTTCGTTAAACATATTAGCAAACTCTAAAATAATTGAAGAGGGTATATACAAAGATGTTCATGTAAATACTGCTCCTAATGATGACGGACTAAGTTTTGGTGCAGCTATACAAGCAGCGACATCTCTAGAAGATGATTTAATATTACCATTAAATCAAGGATGTTTAGGTGGAGAATATAGCGACCAATATATAAAAACTTGTTTAGATAATTATAAGGAGTCTCCATGAAATTTATAGACAATGAAGAAATGTTTACATTGAACCCCGATATGACTGTTTATGTAGAAAAAATAGGAGGAAATGATCCTCATGGTGGTGGATTTCGCGATGGATGTTATCCTGTTGTTGTTATGGAAGATGTATATAAATATCCGGATAGAATACGAGAATTTGCTGATTCATTACCTATACCACATTCAAACTGTAATTATGACAAATATTATGGACATAGAATAACTATTGATAATTTTATAGCAAATAAAGATTTCTTAAATACAGTATCAATGTTATTAGTACACAAATTAGAAATGTTTGATATGATAACGTGGAGTGATGCTACTAATAATAATCAATTTTGTTTAAATGTTATTCATAATGATGAAGAATGTAGTGTTTCAGAAGAAGATAGAAAACAATCTTATGTTCCTCATAGTGATCCTAGTGTAATTTCTTCTATAATTTATTTAAATAGAGATGATGAATTAGAAACAACCGGTACAGGATTATACAGACATATAAAATCTGATTTGGTGGGATTTCCTCAAAGTGCTTTTCATGAAGATTGGATAGCTGATATGGAAATGAAGGGAAGTATACCTATTGAAGCACAAAACTTTTGTATAAAGAAAGAAGTATTGTCAATGAATCCCACAAATCCGATATATGATGAATGTATTTTAGCAAATAATGATGAATGGCAATTATTACATAAATTTGAAGGAAAATATAATTCAATGGTTTCTTATATGGGGGGAATGTTTCATTCTGCATTATATGATGTTAAAGAAGTAACAAATGTAAAAAGACTTACTCAAGCTATATTTTGGGATTTTATTCCAGAACTAAAAGAAAATCCACAGGCACCCCCTGTAATAACACCAAGACAAATAACGGGTGAACCTTATACAAGTCAGCAGTGAAATGAAATATACACATTATAAAGATTTTACAGAAATATGTCATCTTACAGTTGATGATTTAGAAGAAAATAAAATAATCGCATGGTTTCAAGGAAAAAGTGAATTTGGCCCAAGAGCATTGGGAAATAGATCTATACTCGCAAATCCAACTCTTCCCGATAACAAAGATTATATTAATGAAAGAGTAAAACATAGAGAAGGATGGAGGCCTTACGCACCCATTATGTTAGAGGAATATATACATGATTGGTATGATATCCCCAAAACTTCATCACCATATATGTTATTTAATGCTTGGTTACTTCCAGAAAAGAAAGGTAAAGTACCGGCGGTGACACATAATGATGGTTCTGCGAGAATACAAACTGTAACTGAAGAATTAAATAAACCAATTTTTCAGTTATTGACCGAATGGAATAAGAAAACTGGTGTTCCTATATTACTAAATACCTCATTTAATGTAGATGGTGAACCTATAGTAGAATCTCCTGAAAATGCAATAAAGACCTTTATGGGAACAAATATAGATGTTTTGATTATAGGAAATTATAGAGTTACGAAATAATTAGGGGGCCTGGAGTGTCGTTCCAGCGGCACGCCTCCTAATAAATTGAGATCACAAATTTTCTTATGATATAAATAGTATAGATAACTATACTTATTCACTATTAAGGAGAAAATTGTGGCATTAACCCTCCAAAAACAGACTGTCAATCTTGTAATAGATCAAGGTTGCACATTTGAAAAAGTAATCACCGCTCAAAATTCTACTAGTGGAAATGTTACCATATCTACTGGCACTTGTACCTCAAAGATGAGACAATCTTACTATTCATCGAATAATATAACCACAATAACAACAGCAGTTGCTGGATCAAACGTAACACTTTCGTTGACTGCAACTCAAACTGCAGCAGTCAGTCCTGGTAAATATGTTTATGATGTTCAATATACACATGGAAATAATGTCACAGTAGAAAGAGTAGCAGAAGGAATTATAACGATATCTGCGGAGGCAACGAAATGACACAACCAAGTACTAGAGCAACTTTTAAAGATTATTGTAAACGAAAGCTAGGATGGCCAGTAGTAGAATTAAATTTGGATGATGATCAAGTAGAAGATTGTATTGATGATTCACTTCAATTTTTTCAAGAATATCATTTCGATGGAACAGAAAATACGTATTTAAAACATCAAATATCAGCATCAACTCTTAAGTTAGCAGGTGCACCTACAGGAACATTTACTGATGGAGAGAAAATTACTGGAGGAACAAGTGGTGTTCAAGCAACAGTTCATGAATATCATAGTGCTAATACTACTTTAAGATTCAAAAATCCTGAAGTTAAATCTGGTGGAGATGGTAATACGTATTATGCTAATACTTCTACTGTCTTTGGGTCCAATGAAACTATTACAGGCGATACTAGTTCAGCAACAGCAACAACTACAAACAGCGGACCACCAGTAGCAATAGGGGATTTCGATAACAAATATATAGCAATTGCTGAAGCAATTATTGGAGTTCGAAGAATTGTACCTTTCTATGATAATTCTAGATCTAATTCTATGTTTTCTTCTAAGTACCAATTTGCATTAAACGAAATGCATCAATTAGGAACAGGTTTAGTAAATTTTGAAATTTCTCAAGAACATTTAATGTTAATTAATGAAATGTTTACAGGAAATCCAATGTTTAGATTTCAAAGACACATGGATCGTTTACATCTTGATATTAATTGGGGTGGAGATGTAGATATTGATGATTGGATAATAGTTGAGTGTGATAAAATTATTGATCCTGATACATATACGGATATCTGGAGCGATATGTTTCTTAAACAATATAATACGGCATTAATGAAGAAGCAATGGGGGCAGAATCTAATTAAATTCGAGGGGTTACAACTTCCAGGAGGCGTAACTATGAATGGAAGACAAATGTATGATGATGCAACAGCAGAGCTTGAACGTATTGGAGAAGAAATGCAATTACGATACGAATTACCAGTAGATCATCTAATAGGATAATACATGGCAACGAATCCATACTTCAATAATTTTAAATCTACTGCAGATCAAGGATTAATCGAAGATTTATTTATAGAATCCATTAAAATGTATGGGCAGGATATGTATTATATTCCACGCACATTAGTTAATGAAGATACACTAATGGGCGATGATACATATTCGGAATTTAATGATGCCCGTATGATTGAAATTTACATTAAAGACGTAGATGGATTCTCAGGTGAAACTGATGTTATTTCTAGATTTGGTTTAGAAATTCATGATGAAATTACATTTACAGTAGCAGTACGAAGATATCAAGAACTTGGTTTTTCTACAGCAGAAGATATTGCGGATGGTAGAGATAGAATTCCAAAAGAGGGAGATTTAATTTACTTTCCAATGGTTACAGCCTTATTTGAAATTATAACAGTAGCAGATCAACCATACGGAGATATATTTTATCAAACAGGAGCACTTCAGGGTTATGATATGAAGTGTGTTCTTTTTGAATATTCAGATCAGAAATTTAATACTGGTATTGAGGATATTGATAAGATCGAAAGATTACATTCCTATACAGTAGAATTTACAATGGGAGCCGGAAGTGGTACTTATGTTGTTGATGAAGAAGTATATCAAGGAACATATGCAACTACCGAATATAAAGCCGAGGTCGCTCAATGGACTGCTGGAACTAAGGTACTGAGACTTATGAATATGACCAAGAATTTTGATGGCACTCAAAATATTGTAGGTAAAGATTCTGGAGCGTCTTATGCAATAACATCTTTTGATATGCAGAAGAGTGCTAGTGATACTCAAGCATCTAATCAATTAATAGAACAAGAAGCCGATGCAATTATTGATTTCACAGAAGGTAATCCATTTGGGAGCTTGTAATTAAATGCTTGGAACAACTTATTATCACGAAACCATCAGAAAATATGTTGCTGTATTCGGAACGTTATTTAATGATATTAATGTAATACGAAAAGATGCAGATGATACCATAAAAGAACAAATAAAAGTTCCTATTGCGTATTCTCCAAGAGATAGATGGATTCTTAGATTAAGGAGAGCTCGCGGAATTAGTGGAACAGATGAAGCTGTTGCAATGACATTACCAAGAATGGGTTTTGATCTTACAGGTATTACTTATGATGGTACTAGAAAATTGAATACAATGGGTCAAGTTTTTGCCGCAAATACTGCCGCATCTTCTTCTACATTGTTAAAACAATTTAATCCCGTTCCTTACAATTTTGATTTCAGTTTATATTCAATGGTTAGTAATGCAGAAGATGGTGCACAAATCTTTGAACAAATCGTACCTTTCTTTACTCCAGAATTTACAGTTAGTGTGAATTTAGTTCCAGCAATGAATATTAAACCCGATATAAGTATGATATTAAATGGTGTTCAAATTGAAGATAGTTATGAGGGAGATTTTCAAGTTACTAGAGAAATTATTTGGACATTAACTTTTACTATGAAAGGATATATTTATCCAGATGTTAAGAGTGGTTCTGTCACCAAATCTGTGATAGTGAATCTCAGAACACCGGCACAAGAAGCAGAAGAACCAGAACATATTATTTTAGAAGATAGTACATCTTTTACAACAAATTTTCTATTATTAGACGCTGATGCAGGATCACCAACCGCAACGGGTAATATGAAATTCATAACAGAAACTAGTTCGACAGGAACAGGCGCAGCAGGGATAAAAACTAGACTTACAGTTACTCCGGGTCCCGGCGATGTTACTGCTAATGATGATTTTGGTTACACAGAATCTTTTGAATATTTTGATGATAACATTGATACTAATTTAGGCACCGGATTGGATGTAACTCTGTAACATGTGGTTTCGGGGTTTTCTAATTGGTTGTTTCATTTGCGTTGGAACAGTATGTGTTGCGCAAAGCCCAAGTGAAATACAACCAGAACATCAAGAAATAATACACAATAGATATCAACCCCATAAGTTAAACAAAGAAACTTATAAAACTGAAGATGTTTTATTATTGTTTAAATCTTGTTATGAAACATTATATTTTCTAGGTAATACAAAATACAAAAGAAGTAAAAAAGAATTAAAAGAAGAAGAAGTATCTAGACAATGTTTTTGTATATGTGATAAAATTAGATCTATATATAAACCTGAAGAGTTTTTAGATAGACCTCCAATAGACATACATAATATTATTAAACCATTAACTACTGAATGTATGACAGAAAAGGGTCAAATTTGGCATGATGAGGAAAAATGACACAAGATACACGTATAGACGAAATTTTAGAAATCACAAGTTTAGTTCCCACTACTGAACTTAAACCTGAACCGCCTGCCAGAATCATACCTAAATCTGGTAAGGATGATGACATTGATTATAATTATGCCCGTGAGAATTACTACAATTTAATTGAACGAAATCAAGATGCAATAGAGGAGATGTTGGAGATTGCTAAACAATCTGAACATCCACGTGCTTTTGAAGTAGTTGGTCAATTAATCAAATCCGGCTTGGATGCCAATAAAGAGTTAATGGGTCTACATAAAACCAAAAAAGAACTAAGTATAGAAAAGGGTGGACACACTACTACTGTCAATAACGCAGTATTTGTGGG